TGAGTTCGTGGGTGATATCTACATTAAACCTGCTCGTTCTATCAACTTTATCCAACTTAACTTTGTCGCAGTAAGAACCGGAGTAGAATTCTCCGAAGTTGTTGGACGTGCGGGATAAATAGATATAAAACAGGAGAACGAAAATGGCGTTTAACGTAAATGAATTTGCAGGAGCTCTCAAGGGTGGCGGTGCTAGACCGTCACTCTTCCAAGTGCAAATTACAAACCCAGTGAACGGTGTCGCTGATATTCAAGTGCCGTTCATGTGTAGAGCAACAGAGATTCCCGCATCAACATTAAGTACTATTGAACAGGGATATTTTGGTCGTAAAATCAAGATTGCAGGATCTAGAACATTTGCTGATTGGACAACAACAATCATCAACGACGAAGATTTTGCAATTAGAAACGCAATTGAGCAGTGGTCAAATGCTATCAATACTCATCAAGGAAACGTTAACGCGGCTGGCGGTGCGGCTCCTAATTTGTATAAAGCATCTGCGCAGATTACGCACTATGGAAAAACTGGTGACATCTTAAGAGTGTATGAGATGGTCGGTTTATATCCACAAGATATTCAGACAATTGCTCTTGATTGGGATACAACTGATACAGTTGAAACTTTCCAATGTACTTGGGCATATGATTATTGGCAGGTTGTCGGTGGAACCACTGGCTCACTCGCAGTATAATCTGAAATGATCGTGGTGCGGGAGTAATAAATAGTACTATTACTCCCGTAATTATATTAAAGGATCAATTATGGCAATCGAATTATTTGGCTTTAAGATTGGGAAAGACGAACCCCAAAAAGACAAGCCTACAATTAAAACATTCGCCCCACCAGAAAATCTAGATGGCGCTGTAACAGTCAGTGAAGGCGGAGTGTTTGGCACAACTGTTGATCTAGACGGGACGGCTAAAACAGAAGCCGCACTTATCACTCGTTATCGCGATATGGCATATCAGCCAGAATGCGAAAAAGCAATCGATGACATTATCAATGAATGTATTGTATTAGATACACACGAAAATATTGTTGATATTATTCTTGATGATGTTGAAGGACTAAGTGAGAGCATTAAAAAAAGAATCACGGAAGAATTTGATAGTGTTTTAGATTTGCTCAATTTTAGTTCTAGAGGATATGAAATCTTTAAGAACTGGTATGTCGATGGTCGTATTTACTATCATGTCATGATTGATGACCAAAAAACAAAAGAAGGCATTCAAGAACTGCGCTTCATTGATCCACGTAAGATTAAAAAAGTAAGAGCAGAAAAAAGAAAAACAGCACAACAAGTTAACGATAAGAATGTAATCGCGAAACGTTATAATGAATACTTCATCTATTCGCCTAAAGGCGTAAGTGCTGGTAATCAAGGCGTCAAAATTTCACCAGACTCTATCGCATATTGTCACTCAGGTCTGTTAGACCAAAAGAACAGTATGGTATTATCACACATACATAAAGCAATTAAACCACTCAATCAGTTGCGTATGCTTGAAGATGCAACAGTTATCTATCGACTTGCCCGTGCTCCAGAGCGTCGAATATTCTATATCGATGTGGGTAACTTACCAAAAGCAAAAGCAGAACAGTATCTGCGTGACATGATGACTAAACATAAAAATAAGTTAGTCTATGATGCAAACACTGGTGAAGTTAGAGATGATCGTAAATTCTTAACAATGCTTGAAGATTACTGGCTACCTCGTCGCGAGGGCGGCAAAGGAACTGAAATCTCAACGTTGCCCGGTGGACAGAATCTTGGCGAAATTGAAGATGTGCTGTACTTTAGACGTAAACTATACGAAGCATTAAATGTGCCATTCTCACGTATGGAAACTGAAGCACAGTTTAATCTTGGTAGAAACTCTGAGATTACACGGGACGAAGTTAAGTTTTCTAAATTTGTATCCAGATTGAGAATGAGATTTGCAGAACTATTTACTACTCTACTCGAAAAGCAATTGCTTCTAAAAGGAGTAATTACAAAAGAAGAGTGGAAAGAAATGAAGAATAAAATCTATTATGACTTCCAAGAAGATAACCACTTCTCTGAGTTAAAAGAAGCAGAAGTGTTACAGAATAGAATTAATATTATACGTGACATGGAAGAGTTTGTTGGAAAATACTATTCGCAAGAATGGGTACGTAAAAATGTCTTGTATCAGACCGAAGAAGAAATTGAAGAGATTGATAAGCAAATTGAAGCCGAAGGTTCCGATGAAGACATGGAAGACGATGAACAAGCATAACTTTCATTATTTTATAAATATGTACAGGAGATTAAGATATGTCTGAATACACAACTAAAGATGCAGTTAATTTTGCGCTCAATCAAGATCCTAGCAAATTTAGAGATGCTATTGGAGATTTGTTGGCTAACAAACTTAAGGATCATCTAGACTTAAAAAGAGTAGAAGTGGCATCTCAGTTCATGTCAGCCGAAGAAGATGAAGTAGAGGTTCAACAGCAAGACGATGCTGACTTTGAACCAGAAAATAACGAAGGGGAATCCGATGGCGAAGATTCAGAAGTTTAAAACGTTTCTTGAAAATAACATTGCACAAGACTACGTTGTAAATAAAGCAAAACAAGACAAAGACACTTTGGAGCCACAAGCGGTTGGCGAGAAAGAATTTGCAAATATGCATCAGGTCACTAAAACGGATTACACTCCAGTTCCAGGACAAAATTTTGTCTTTGATGGCACTGTACAGAAAGAAGAATATGAAGGTGATATCTCTGAGGGAAAGTCTTAGACGCACTCCAAGATATCGTAAAGTCGAAGGGTGCGAAGAAAATTAAGTTTGCGAACGGCAGTAGTGTGTTGATTGATTTGCAAACCGCATCTGCTATGACACAACTTTATAAAAAGTTGAACGACAAGAATAAAGAGAAGATGGCTATAGCGATTGAAAAATCGCCATCGGCTATCATAAAGTTAATGGACGTTGCATTTAAGGGCAAGTAATATGGCATGGGTAGCAGTTACTGGTTCTAATAGTATTTGGGAATATGATAATGCCGCTACTGCGGCTGACACATATTCAGATGCAAACGGAACAACTGCTAGTGGTGTGAGAAGTTTTACTAGACCAGACGGAGTAACAGAGCAGATCTATGTTAAGTGTAGAAAAGCAGGTGAAACAGTGGTTCGTGGAGAACTCTCAAAAACATATTACGATAACCAGTAGGAACTAATATGAAACTAATATGCGAAGTAAACGAAGAAGTCAATTACATAACAGAAACGCTTGACGAAGAGTCTGGTAAAAAGAATCTGTTTATTGAAGGTGTCTTCATGCAAGGAGATATCAAGAATCGCAATGGTCGTATGTATCCCGCTGATGTGCTTGATAAAGAAGTTCAAAGATATAATCAACAATATATTCAAAAGAACCGCGCATATGGTGAGTTGGGTCATCCACAAGGACCAACTATTAACTTAGAGCGTGTTTCTCATATGATCACAAGGTTAGAAAGAGATGGTTCTAACTTTATGGGCAAAGCAAAAATTATGACAGAGACTCCGTATGGTAAAATCGTAGAGTCTTTGATTAAAGATGGCGGGCAACTAGGTGTGTCGTCAAGGGGTATGGGTACAGTTAAGCCGTCGAGAGATGGAACTGGAGTTGTACAATCAGATTTTTATCTTGCAACAGCGGCAGATATTGTTGCTGATCCATCAGCGCCAGATGCATTTGTAAATGGCATTATGGAAGGCAAAGAATGGGTTTGGGAGAACGGTGTAATTCGTGAAGCAACTATTGCTGATTACGAAGAAGAAGTTAAAGCAACACCCAAAAAAGATTTAGAAGAAATGAAATTGAGAATCTTTAGTGATTTTCTATCGAAACTCTAATTATTATAAATACTATACAATAAAATTAAATACGGAGGATATCCAATGTCTGAACAACAAGTAGAGAACTTGGAAACTGAAGTTCTCGATCAAGAAATTGATCAAGAGCAGGAGCAAGATCTTGATGAAGCTAAGAAGGCGTCAATGGGCGATCCTTCTGAGATTCCTGATCCTGTAGCAAAAAATGCTAAAGCTCCTGGTGGTGACGGAAAAAAAGTTGATCCTAAGAAGGGCGTTGCTCAAGGCTCATCTAACATCAAAGTCCCTGGCACAAAGGTCGGTATGATCAATGCTATGGTAGACAAGATGAAAGGAATGAAAAA